TTAGACCGCGACCCTGAGAGCTCCTTCCTGCCTTGCCTGCTCGCTCGGCGTTTCGGAGAACAGGCTGCCGATGAGCTGAGCCGCCTGGGCGTCGTTCTCGGGTAGCGCGTGGGCGTAGAGGTTCATCGTCAGGGTTGCTGAGGCGTGGCCAAGCCGGTGCTGGACGGTCTTCATGTCCATGCCGCTGGCAACGAGCTGCGTTGCCTGGGTGTGCCTGAGCTCATGGAACTTCAGCCCTTCGAAGCCGTGGTCCTTCGTGAAGGAACGCCACCAGCGCGAGAAGTTTGTCGGGGCGATGACCCCGCCCTTGTCGTTGCAGCAGACGGGGGTGTCCCTCGTCTGGTCAAGCGACAGGATGGAGAGCTCTTCTCGCTGGAACTGCTTCCAGCGCTTCAGGTGCTCGATGGTCTTCTCGTCCACTGCGATGACGCGCTTGCCCGCTTCGGTCTTCGGCTCCTTCACCTCACCGTAGGTCGTGACCGACTGGGTGACGCGAATGGTTCCCCGTGCAAAGCTGATGTGGCCCCATGTGAGCCCCAGCACCTCGCCGCGCCGCATTCCGGTTGCGAGGCCGATGCGTGCGGCCATGACGTTGCCGATGCTGGACAGGCCTCGCAGGTAGCTTCGCTCCGAGGTGTCGCCGCGCCGCTCCTGTCGCTCCTCGATGGCGTCACGTGACGCATAGGCCTCGCCCTCCGCCTCGTCGATGGTTGCGAGCAGCTGCCTTGCCTCGGCAGTGGTGAGGGAGCGGCGGTCCGGCGTGTCACATCGCGGTGCCTTGACCTTCTCGGCGGGGTTGCGAAGGATGAGGTCGTAGTCCACGGCCCGCGAGAGAATCTGCTTGAGCAGCTTGTGGATCATGTTCATGGTGGTGCCGCTGCACTTGCCCTTCTCCTCCGTCTTGTCCCAGCGCATCTTCATGTAGAGCCCTTCGATGGTCTGGGCGGTGATGTCGCGGAGCTTGATGCCGCCGATGTAGGAGCACATGTCCTCGACGATGGTGCGCTCCCGGCGCAGGCGTGTCTTGCTGATCTCTGCCGCAGTCTCTCGTGCCTGCTGCCACTGCTCCGCGAACTCGGCGAAGGTCATCTTGTCGGCGTTGGCAGAGAGTCCGCACTCGAGATCTGCCTTGAGCTGGTCGCGCAGCTTGCAGGCATCGGACTTGGTGCCCTTGATGTTTCTCGAGACCACGTCGCGCTTGCCGGTGATGGGGTTAGTGCCGAGGTCGATGCGAACCTTCCAGTGCTTGGGGGCGTAGCTGGTTCCGTCAGGCTTCTTTACCTCCGTAATGCTTCCGTCTCCTTTTGCCATTACATTCACCTCCTTGGTTGGCGAGCGTCGTGAGCAGGTCTTTTGCTATTCCATCACGCCCCTATGGGGCGGGGTGGGCAATTCTTTGGGCCTCCGCGTACCAGCGCTCGATGGAGGTGCGGTAGTCCTCTCCGATTTGTGCGACTGCGTCTTCGAGAGGGGTGCCGGAGGCGTACAGGATATGTGCGGTCTGACGTCGGCGTTTGCTAGCCGCCGTCTTGTGGGATTCGCAGCAGAACTCAGCGCGGCTCGATGTCGAGCGAGTAATGATTGGAGTGCCGCAAACGGGGCAGAGAGACACTCGGCCATCGTATATGGCGTCCTCGACGGTGTCATAGAGAGCGGTTTGCCAGCGAGTGAAGCCGCCGTCATCTTTAGGACGGAAAAAGCCCTGATTCAGCGAGAATAGGGAGTTGATTTCGAAATCCGGTTCGTCGGTGTAGTAGTGGTAGAAGTCCATCGGGTTTAGATACATCGGCGTGCCCAAATCAACAGTAATTAGCTCTCCGCACAGCAGTCGGATTGCCTCTTCTTTCGAGTACCTCTCTCGTTCATAAACGATGAGGAAGTAGTAGGTGCTATCAAGCGAATCAACCGGATTCTCGGGCCACTCCTCGTATGTTGTGAGCAAATAGCCGTCTTTGTTGATGCCGTCGGGATAGTTGCCAAAATTCTCAAAAATAGTGTCTTCCGCGATGCTGTCAAAATAAGTGCCCGCTATCTTGTGAGTTGACTCATCGTCAAGGGCAACAGCGGCATACTTCGAAACATCGCTGAGAAAGTCTCTGACGTATTCCTGGTCGAGCGCCTCTGTGATCTCGGGGAACTTGAACAATCCGTCAGGAGGCGTAGCTCCTAAAGCGTAAGCAGCGATAGTGAGGTAGCGGACATAGCTGTCGCGAAAAAACAACAGTTCGGGAATCCAAACTTCATGAAGCTCGTCTTTGCTCACCGAAAGCAAGTCCTTCTCGGTTAGCTCGTCGAGATAGTCGATCTCGCTGTCAGAATCAATCCGCGACTTGAGGGAGCCGGACAGGTCGATTTGAAGCTCTTCGGGTTTCCAGAGGCCGTTCTTAAGGGGATCGTCCTCACGCTTTGCAAAGAGCGAGCAGCAGGCCTCGCTCTTCAAGAAGTCGAGCATCGCCTTCCAAGAGCGGACGGTGAGCAGCTTGTTCAGGGCGGCTCGAGGTTCGACCTCGCGATCTTCCCCTTCCGGGAGATATACCGCGCGCTCTTCGTTCAGGGCAACCAATCTCATAGTAACCGTCACTCTCAAAATATCGTAAATCTACCGTAAACCAAAAAGAACAGTAAACTCTGATGGCTACGATGGTACCAACACCAACAGGGCGCGTCAACGCCAAAGAACGGAGGTACCTCATGGAACTCTCGCGATTCGAAATTACCCAGCGGAGGGAGAGGCTCGGCCTGTCGAAGTCTGCCTTTGGGCGGGAGTCGGGGCTGCATGTATCCACGATCTCTCAGATTGAGAACGGTCATCTCGTTCCGTATCCCGGGCAGGTCAAGAAGATGCTCGCTGCGTTCGAGCGACTCGAGGCGAAGGAGCGTCTCCAGAAGGTGGCGTCGTAGCCATGGGGCGTAACCATCCAATTTGCCAGTCCGGTTCGGATGGAGCGGCTCTAGGAGCATCTGTTGAGCTCTTCTCGGCATATCCCGACCTGTTGACCCCCGCGCATATTTCGGAACTGACCGGGTTCACGGTTGAGTACGTGCGGAAGCTCTGTAGAGAGCACAAGATCCCCGCCGTGCAGGTGGGCGGTAGGCAGTGGTTCGTACCGAAGCCGCGATTCATTGAGTATGTGATGGGCGGTGACGCATGAGTCTCCGGAATAATGCGCCCGCCGTGCTGGTCTTTTGGCGAGGACAGCGCACGGCGGACGCTTGGAGTGCAACCCCTAAGGGGCTGCGGGCACAGCTTACCATTTGCTGCGTCTCCATTGTGAGGGCACGTCACAGGCTCCCGGGCGGCGATGGGGCATGAGCGGACGCGTTGTCTCCAAAGAGCGTGCCGACAGCGCGCTTCTCTCCATGGTGCCGCCGCGAGACTACGAGACATGGAAGAACATTGGCATCAGCTATAAGGCGGCTGGCGGGGACGTCGACACCTTTCTTCGATGGTCATCCTCCGACCCAGACAACTACGATGAGGCACAGGCGCGCCGGCTCTTCGAGCATGTGAGCGAGAACGGGCGCATCACCGCGGGGACGCTCTTCTGGCACGCAAAGCGTGCAGGCTGGGTGGAGGATGCCTCCGACAGCTCTGTTATCCAGGCTCCTTCGGCCGCCCAACCCTCCGCCATGGACCTCTCTCCGGTGCAGCAGGCCGTGGCACAGCTCGTGGCGCTCTTCGAGCCGGGCGAGTACGTGAATCTCTCCGTGCGGGCGAATTGGTCGGAGAAGCGTTGCAAGTGGGAGCCCGCGGATGGCGGCACGTGCTATGAGCGGGACGACCTCATTGCGCGCCTGCAGAGCGAAGGCTTTGGAGGCGTGCTCGACGGATACGAGCCTGAGGCGGGGATATGGGTCTGCCAGAACCCCACCAACGGGGCGGGGCGCGGCAAGGGAAGGACAACGGCGTGGCGACACGCCCTCATAGAGAGCGACGAGATTCCCGTCGACGAGCAGATTCGCATCATGAGCGAGCTCGACCTGCCCATCACGGCGCTGACCAAAAGCGGCGGGAAGTCCGTTCACGCCTTGGTGCGCGTGGAGGCGGACGGGCCCAACCACTATGAGGATCGCGTGCGGCTGCTGCACGAGCTCTGCGACGCCGCTGGGCTCAAGGTTGACGCCGCCAACAAAGACGCGAGCCGCCTCACGAGGCTGGCGGGGGCGAGCCGAGGGACGGAACGACAGTCGCTTCTCGGCACGGACATGGGTGCGCGGGACTTCCACAGCTGGGCGGAGGCGCATCGTCCTCATGCTGGTGACCAGGACGCCGAAGAGTCGAAGGACGTCGCCGCGCGCTTCGAGAACTTGTTTATTCCCATGCCGTCCGAGTTGCAGGAGCTTCCGCCCGTGCTGATCGAGAACACCTTTCGGAAGCAGGGCATCATGCTTGTCGGCGCGGCGCCCAAGGTCGGTAAGACATTCCTTGCCGCGCAAATGGTCGTTGCCTTTGCGACGGGCACGGGTCTTCTCGGGTTCGAGTTCACGCAGTGCGGGAGGATTCTCGTGGTGAACTCTGAGATGAACCAGGCGGAGTATGTGAACCGCATCGTCGAGGCATCTCTCGCCTCTGGGATTGCTGCTGATGTTGCTTCGCATGTGCGAATTGCCCACACGGACGATAGCCCGGAGATGACGGTCAAGGACATCGCTGAGGTAGTCTGCGGAAGCGGTTATCGTCCTGACGTTGTCATCATTGACCCAATCTACCCGTTGTTCGCGGGTGACGAGAACAGCAACGCTGACGCGAGGACAACGCTCGGATACCTCAAGATGATTGCAAGCAAGACCGGCGCGGGCGTCATCTACATGCATCACTTCAGCAAGGGGCCGCAGGACCTCAAGGAGGCTCGCGACCGCGTGAGTGGGGCGGGCACCCTGGGGCGCAACTACAGCGCGATGTGGTCGCTCACCGAGCTCGCCCCGAGCGAGGAGGACGTGGCAGACCTGCCCGATGGCGCCGTTGTGGTGCGTGTGTCGACCGACCTGCGCAGCTTCAAAAAGTCGAAGGCCAATAAGAACCTCGACTTCAACGCTGTGCGCATCGACGGCATGTTCCTTCGGGATGACAACGGCAAGTTCGACAAGGCACCCACGCGCGAGGCCGCTCGGCGCGCCGAGGCGAGCAAGAAGACCGCGCAGAAGGAGAAGCGCAAGGAGAAGGCGCGCAAGAGAATCAAAGATCTTCTCGACAAGAACGGCGGTGAACCCGTGCCCTTCTCGACGGTGCAGAATGTTACGGCGCTCTCACCAAACACCATCAAGGATTACCTCATCGACTTTGATGAGTATCAGCTTGTGAAGATGCAGATGGACGGCAAGGGTCAGAAGCGCAACCACATAGTGTGGACGGCTTGGCAGCCGCCGCTTGGCACCGATTTGCTGGAGGTGGGTGGAGCCGATGAGTGACTCGAAAGCCTGTCAGGGAAAGCTCAGAGATTGTCAAGCTCGTCAATTGACAGGCAGTCGGTGCGGGAAAGCTAGGCAATCAACACCTATAGAAAGGTTGCTTGACAACCTTTTCTATGGCGTTGATTCCCGCGCCTCGCTTTCACAGGTTCTGATGGGCTTTGCGGGGTCGGCCCAATGAGCGCGTGGACGACCGGACAGAACGACGTGATCCGTGAGCTGGGGCACCGGGGCGCTGCGGTGGTGCGCGAGGAAATTCGTAGGCGCTACGGCGTGGAGAGGACCGTCCGAGCCATCGAAATGCAGGCGTCGCGAATCCACGCGAGTCTGAGGGTACTAGAGGTGTGCCCGCAGTGCGGTGCCGTTGGGGTGCGACTGAACCGCCAGAGCGGGATGTGTCCACGCTGCACGGAGGAAGCGCACGTTGCCGAGGAGAGGGCGTTCAACGAGATCCTGCGCCGCGAGGCGGAAGGGTGCGAGGAAGGCCCGGAGATTGAGGCGGCGCGCCGGGAGTATGCGCGACTGCGGCAGCAGAACTCGCGGCTCATGCGCAAGCACGGGCTCAAGGGCAAGCGTGAGCGTGAGTGAGGCACCTATAGCTCCGGAAGGATTCTTGGAGTTGGATTGTCTGAGCGATACTGAGCGCGGACTTCTTCGAAGAGGCGCTCGCGCTCCTCCAGCGCAAGCCTGTGGGGAGCGAAGTAGTCCTTATCTTTGCAGACCCAGTCCCTGATCTTCTGGATGTAGAGGTCTTCGGAGCGCGGGACGAACTCGATAAATCGTGGCACGGAGGAGTAGAACTTGCGGTAGTGATACTTGCAGTCGAAGAGCTTCCAACCGGACCAATACGCCGGCAGGTCGATATCGATGTGGTTGTCCCACGTCCGCCAGACCCATATCTCCCGCTTGTCGAAGTCGAGGTGGAGAGACCCCATGAGGAACTCGTCATCATCGCGGACGAGGGGCGAAGGCTGCAGGTGGTCGAGAAGCCTTCCTATGCGGCCCTCGACGGTGAGCATTGCTTCCGGTTCGCTCTCGCACGTGAACGCGGCTCGTATCTCGCCTTTTGACAGAACGGAAAGGGTTGACGACCCCGAGTACCGTTTGTCTGGAATGTCGAAGAGATACTTGTCGATGTACCAGTCAATATCGGACGGGCGACTCGTGATTTTGCAATCGATCTCCTCGAGCTTGTCCCCCGTAACCCCGGCACAACAGGCAATCTGACCGAGTTCTCCCCATGACCACTCGATTGTCCACCCTTTCCAGGTGTACTTGAGCAGCCTGAGGTACGTCTCGAGCCAGAGGATATCGCACTCGATGTCCTCCCCGCCATACAGGGCCAGATGCCGGTTGTCTAGGTCGATGCAGCAGCCGCCCTCCGCCCACGCGTTATCGAGCCACCATCCGTTTTGGGGATCGCCGTCATCCTCGTAGCCTCCCCGCCAGTCGCGGACTTCGAGTAGGGCGTGCTTGGGTCCCCAAAACATTAGCGCGTCCATGAACTGCGCTGCCCCATGGGAGTAGTAGACGTGGCGCTTGTCACTCTCGATGACCACTGCATTTGCCCGTGAGCCCATGCAACCTCCTCCGATGGCTGGATTGAAGGTTGATGCTCACATAATACCAGCGTTTTGTGACACCTCCGGACAATGAGCCTGTAAGAATGCGGACCTGTCATGGAGGGAGGCGCCCGGCATGAGGGCAAAGCTCACCGAGGAACTGATCCAGCAGATGGCCTCGCTCAAGGGCGATGGCCTCTCCAACAAGGACATCTGCCGGGCGGTGGGCATCCACGAGGCGACACTGTACCGCTGGCTCTCCAAGCCGAGCGGGAGGCTGCATCGCGCGTTAGGCGAGTCGCTAAAAAAGGCAGAAGCTGACTACAAGCGGACGCTGCTCACCACCATCCGCGAGGCGGCTACCAAGAAAAACGGCCAGTGGACGGCGGCCGCGTGGCTCCTGGAGCGCAAGTACCCCGACGAGTATGCACAGGCAACCCGCGACAAGGGCGAGCGCGCCGAGGCGGCCCCGCAGATCGTGCTCGGCGTGGCCGTGGGCGCGGCGAAGCCCGATGTCGACGAGGGCGAGCCGGAGGGCAAGGACGGCGGAGCCGATGGTTAGCGCCGCCGACCTCTGCATCCCGCGCTTTCACGACGTGCTCGGTGACGTGATGGCACACGGGCACACGCACTACTGGCTGCACGGTGGGCGCGGCTCCACAAAGTCGAGCTTCATCAGCCTGTGCATCGTTCTTCTCGTCGTGGCTTTTCCCTACGCGAACGCGTGCGTGGTGCGGCGCTTCTCCAACACGCTGCGCGACTCTGTGTACCAGCAGGTGCTCTGGGCGGTTGAGGCGCTGGGGCTCTCGGCGTACTTCAAAGCGAAGCTCTCGCCGACGGAGATCGTCTACCTGCCCACGGGGCAGCGCGTCGTCTTCCGGGGCGCCGACGATCCGCTCAAGCTCAAGGGCGTGAAGTTCACGCGCGGCTACTGCGCCGTGACGTGGTTCGAGGAGCTCGACCAGTTCGACGGCATCGAGGCGGTTCGCTCCATTCTCAACTCGCTCCGCCGCGGCGGCGAGGACTTCTGGATCTTCTACAGCTACAACCCGCCCAAGACGATGTGGAGCTGGGTGAACGTGGAGTGCATCGAGCGCAGGCGGCGGGCGGACACGCTCGTTAGGCGCTCTTCGTACCTCGACGTGGTGGAGACGCGGCCAGGGTGGCTCGGCGCGCCCTTCATCGAGGAGGCGGAGTACCTGCGCGAGGAGAACGAGCGCGCATGGCGCTGGGAATACCTCGGCGAGGTGACCGGGACGGGCGGCGCGGTCTTCGACAACATCGTGGAGGCCAGGCTCACCGACGAGCGTGTGCGGGGCTTCGAGCGGGTGCGAAACGGCGTCGACTGGGGATGGTTCCCCGACCCGTGGCGCTTCGTGCGCTGCGGCTGGGAGCCGGGCGCGCGCAGGCTCACCGTCTTTGAGGAGCACTCGGCCAACAAGACGATGCCCGCCGACACGGGCCGCATCGTGGTGGACGCGCTCACCTACGCCGACGAGCCGGGCGCGGAGCCCTACTTCCACGACCAGCTGGTGTGGTGCGATGACACGCCCGACTCCAAGGTGCAGATGGCGGTCTGGCGGCGCGAGCTCGGCATACGCGTGCACCCGGCGCGGAAGGCGCGGATGCGCAGGCTCTCCTACGACTGGCTGGCGGGCCTGCGAGAGATTGTCATCGACCCTGCGCGGTGTCCGCGGACGTTCGAGGAGTTCACCTGCAAGGAGTTCCTGCGCGACCGCGACGGGCGCTGGATCGACGAGATCCCCGACGGTGATGACCATTCCATCGACGCGGTGCGCTACGCAATGATGGACGACGTGCTGAGGGGGTGACGGGCGTGTTTCTCGGCATATTCAGCTACCAACTGAAAACGCAAGGTGACGGACGTTCTTCTCGGTGCGTTTTGCACTTGAACCGTGAGGAGCGCGGCGGATGCGGGGAGCTGAGGATATGCGGGCGGGTTTCTCGGCATCCAAAGCTAAAGCCTGTGACGTATGGGAGAGGTGTGCGGCAACGCGTGGCGGAGGCGCCGCGTTCTTCTCGCCAAGCGAATGAAAAGGGGCGAAGGCTGGAAGAGTTGCCAGGGAGCCGGTTGGGCGTAAGCGATGGAGGGCGATGTAGATGGGGCAGGCGTACGAGGAGGAGTACTGGGTGCCGGGGCACGTGCGAGAGTACCTGCGGGCGCTCGGGTTTGTGCTGCCCTTGGAGGCGATGGAGCCGCATATTCGCTCGTGGCACGAGTGGATGCAGGCGTGCGGGTCGTTCTACGACTACAAGGACACTGATGGTGTGGGACGCCTGTACGAGGTGCATAGGCGCTCGATTCATCCGGCGATGCGGGTGTGCCGGGAGTGGGGGTCGCTGCTGCTGAACGACAAGACGCAGGTGGTGTGCGGGACGCAGGAGTGCACGGACTGGCTCGAGGGGTTTCTCGCCCAAAGCGGCTTCATGGCTGCGGCGCAGGCAACCGTGGTGAGGGCGTTTGGCATGGGGACGGGCGCGTGGGCGCTCTGGGTGGACGCGGATGCGGGGAGCGTGCGCATTAGGCACTACGACGCGCGCATGGTGATACCGCTCACGTGGGACGAGGAGGGCGTGACGGAGTGCGCGTTCGTCACGCGGGCGTTCTGGCGGGGGCGCGCGGTCGACCAGCTGCAGATTCACCTCAAGGGTGCTGGGACGGACTTCTCGGCCGCTTTGTCCTTCTCGCCTAATGAGAGCGTGGGGAGGGGCGGTTATCGGATCGTCACGGTGTGCTTTGACGAGCACGGCAACGAGGTCGCGCCTGCGGGTGTGTGTCCCGTGTACGAGACGGGCTCGCCCTATCCCACCTTCGCCATCGTCAAGCCCGCCGTGGACAACACGCGCGTGGACATGAGCCCGTACGGGCAGAGCGTGTTCGCCGACGCGGTGGACGCTATCCAGGCGGTGGACCTTGCCTTTGACGCGATGATCTCGGAGATCGACAACGGCAAGATGCGGGTGTTCCTCAGTGACGTGATGTTCGACCAGGAGACGGACGGCAGGGGGCGCAAGGTCTCGATACCGTTCGGGCGGCAGGACTGTACCGTGTTCAGGAAGGTGATGAGCACCGAGGACACGATTCAGGAGTTTGCGCCGGCGCTGAGGACTGACGCTCAGGTGAGGGCGTTCAGGTGCGCGCTGCAGATGCTCGGCGACCTGACGGGCTTCGGCCTGGGGTACTTCGACTTCGACGGCGCGGGGTACGTGAAGACCGCGACGGAGGTCTCGGCGGACAACTCGGCGCTGATGCGCAACATCCGCAGGCACGAGCATGCGCTGGAGGGCGCTATCGCTGGGATATGCAGGGCCGTCATGGCGGCTTCGCGCTCGCTCGGGGTCGAGCTCCCGGACGAGGGTGAGGTGCGCGTCACGTTCGACGACAGCATCATCACGGACACGAGCGCCGAGAAGCGCCAGGACATGGCCGAGGTGGGCGTCACCATGAACGCCTGGGAGTATCGGCAGAAGTGGTACGGCGAGGACGAGAAGACGGCCAAGGCGCGTGCCCGTGGGCTCGCGAGGGGCAAGGCTTCCAATGGTGAGGATACCTAGCGTTCGCTCCAGAGGAGGAAGTCGACCTTCTTTACGGGGGTGAGCCAAGCGTAGTCGGGAAGGAGCTCGTCGAAGAGCCGTATGTTCTTCTCGGCATCCTCCGTAGCCAGGTAGGTCTCGTACCAGGAGACGATCTTCCCGTACACCTCGACGGCGTTCTCGAGCTTGGCCTGCGCCGTCGTTCCCTTGAGCCTCAGGCCGAGCCTTGCGAGCACCAGGCTGTCCCATATCGGCCTGTCGGGGTGGAGCGTGGCGATCATCTTGCTGGTGAAGGACGCCTCCACATTGCCCGTGAGCTCGTTCATCTCGCGCAGCACGTCCTCGAACGCCATGGAGGGGGTGGCCTTCTCCCTCTCCATGATCGCGTAGTAGCTCGACTGCCACTCCGCGTTCCTGCGCACGCGGTAGAAGCGGTTGTAGAACCGCTGGAAGTCGGCGTCGGAGCTGACGTCGGTCTCGCGCACGGTGCGCTGTATGCGGGCGTAGCCCTCGAGCCCCCACGCCCGCACGAGGGACGACTGGATGGCCGCACGGCCGCCTATGGTGGTGGGCATGGCCATGGGGCTCGCCTCGCTTTCGGTGGACGATTGCAGGAGCAATTGTAACGGCTGGGGCGGCGTCTTCCGTCGGGGGATGCGGCCTTCAGGTGCGGCGGCGTCCGGGGCGGCACGCGGCGTCAGGTGGGCCGCCAGGAGCCCGCAGGCGCTCTCTGTGGAGCTGGCGGGTTCGGGTCGCAAGAGGGGCTGTCACGGCCCTGGAGCGGCTTCTGGCGGGCGCTGCTGGGCGTCGGCTGCTGGTGGAGCGGCTGGGAGACGGATGCCGGCGGCGTGAGGTGGCTGTTGGGTTGCCGCTGCAGCAAGCCTTTGCCGCCCGCGCTGGCTGATGGACTGGACGGGCGCGGACGAGCGCGTGACGGCAGCAGACCGGACGACCGCGCGTAGGGTGTGCGCCGCTGGCCGGGCGTGACGCACGCTGACCACGCGCCCCCGTTGACCTTGCATTAGGCCGGGCGGCGGCGTAGGGCGGGCTGAGCACGCGGCCGGAAGCAGACCGCGAAGCGGGCTGCTGTAGGCGCGTATGCGAAGACCGTCCGAAGCCGACGGCTGGCCGTACGGGAGACTCCCATGGGCGCGTGGGCTGCATGTGGCACGAACGGCCCGAGCGCACACCCGGAGCGTGGGCGGCCGGGCTGCGGACAACTCGAGGTTGGTAGCGCACGGCCAGGCCAGCAGCCAGGGATGGCGGCAAAACAAATTCTGCGACGTGAGACATGCGGTGGAGTAATCGAGCTAGCTAAAGTGGCGTACGGAAGGAATTCATCTCCTGTCAACGCTTCTTTCTTGCAAGGCGGCGATCGCGCAGCATGAGCCATCCATTGTGAAGTAGGGTGATGTCATGGCTCGCTAGGCCGAGATATTCTCCCAGGACAACAGAATCGACGTATGAGATTAGCTCGTCGGTTTTGCCAGCTCTAACAAGCTCGTCAGCTCTTTCGAAATCAAATGTGATTCCACTTCCGAACGGTATCGGCAGGCTTCGCGCCTCACTCGGCTCGAACGTCAAGACTCCTCCGCCATAGCTTCTGCCAGTTAGCTCGCTCATGAGGAACGTGAGTGAGTTGTTGAACGCAACAGCCACACTTTTGCCATCAACGCCATCAACGAAGCGCAGCTTGTGGAGCGTATCCGTCGTATGCGCCCGCTTTTCGTTGATCACAATTCTCGGGTATGCTCCGACCTGGCGATAGAAGAACGCATCGGGCTTCCATGATGTGGGCACCCTATACCACGGGTTACGGATGCGGCACTTGAAGTTGCCGTCGAAGCCCTCCGCCTCACCAAGCTTCACGTAATTGGCCTCATCCTTCGTCAACTCACCATCAGGTAGAAACAGGAGCACTTTTCGTTGCATCACGAGTTGCTGCTTGAAATCCTCGTCAGTCAAGGCGAGCCCGCTTAACTGGAATGACCTGCTAATAATCGGCGTACAGGCCTCTTCGATGTGATTTCTAGTTGCAGTCTCGCGATCGATGACAAAGAACGAGTTTTGGCCGCTCACTACACCGACGTTGACTTCGAAGAGCTCCGCGGAGGTTTTCACGCCCCTATGGCCGTCCAAATCGGCAAGCAAGTCAAGTACCGCATTATCAAGGTAGTACGCTTGCCATTTCATAGATTCGGGTAGCTTACGCTTAGACCTGGTTGATTCGATTGCCTTACGGTCAAGCTGCGCAAGTGACCTAGCGTTGACCTCCTCGATTATTCGCACGCCAGCACCGCTGTCTGACGCACGCCGCTCGATCAACAACAGTACGACTTCCTGCTGAGCATCATCGAAAAGCAGCTCGGAGAATGTCACGACAGTCACGCTGTCGAATTGCTTCATGAGAAACCGTCGCGTCTCCGCCGCGTATTTGACCTGGAACAACTCTGCTGGAATGACCATCCCGAGCCTGCCCCCATCGGAAAGCAGATGGCAGCAAACGACAAGGAACGGCAGCCAGATGTTGGTGAGCCTGTTGGGCGCGAATCCGTATCCTCGCATCAGATCGAAAGCGACGCTGCGATACTCCTCTTCGAAGTCTTGGTACCTGATGAAGGGCGGGTTACCTATGATGGCGTCGTATCGCTTCGACCCAATGTCGTCTCGACACTGAGTGAAGAAGTCGCCGCACACGATGTGCCCGCCCTTCTCGGCCGCCTTCCGTGCCTCCTCTTCATAGAGTTCGACACCAGTGACCAAGCATGACGCGTCGTGGGCCCCCAATTCCTCAAGGCGATTTACCGCCGCCTCGACAAAGGAGCCATCACCACAGCTCGGCTCGAGAACCGTGGCGTCTCCTGATCTTATGGCCCAATCGCAAATGAAGCGCGCGACCTCACCTGGGGTGTAGTAGCCTCCGCGTAGTTTGTTGACGAGGTCCGTCATGACATGACCGCCCCTTCAAGTCCGGTCGGGACGCCATACAGCATGTCCATGTCAGACTTGAGATTCCTCTCTGCTGCGGCGATTGATCTTGTGTAGAGTTCGGCATCCGATTTGCTGCTCGAGGAGGCTCGTTTCGAAACGAGATCGTTCAGTGTTCGAACGGTTGCAACAATTCGTGCATGGAGTGCGACATCTGCGTTATTGGAGAAGTCGATACGCCGAATGGGCAGCTCGGTAACGAATTGCTTGCCGTGGGCGTAGTAATCGCCCCGGAAGACGCTCGTTTTGCTGCGAACGAGAGCCTCGGTCAACCAGTAGCTGAGTGCTGCCTGGACATACTCGATGGCCTCGGGAGTCTCTTCCTTGAGTTCCATGCCATAGTACGGTCCGTTCCCGCCGCCAGTGAACATGACTTTGCCGCTCTGGTCGTTTACATATTTCGGGCCGAGTGAGAGCACGGGCCAGATAAGGTGCGGGTTGCCCGAGAACTTTCCGAGGCTCTGTGAACGACCGAACCGATACCAGTCGTCACCCCTGCTCCTGTTCGAGAAGGCGCGGCTCTCCAATTTCTCTTTGATGGAGAGGAGGTATTCGCAGGCATTTGGGTATTCCACCTGAAGCCTGTCAAACGGTATTAGCTTCGCTCTCCCGCAAGAGAAATAATACGGGAATATAATCTGCTTGTTCGGCGTGGGTGTGCCATAGGGCTCGAACGACACGTCTAGCAGGCATGGCCGGCAGAGAGCCTTTTCGACCTTCGAGTGATGGCCATTCATGTCTTCGAACGAATAGACGCCATCCGTCTCTGCAGTCGGCTCTATGATGTACGCGGCATCATTGCTCGTCTGTAGGCCAACGAAAACGTTTGCCATGTCAGACAGTTTCGTGCACTTATCGGCTATCTTTGCCAAATGCTCACTCAACGCTTCAGGTGGAAACGACCAAGCCTCTCTTGTCAGGTCAGTCGAAGGGTATGTAGCGCCGCCCTCAGTGGGAGAACCGACAAAATCAGATATGGATGCGACTTGCAAGCGGGTGAAGTCGGACACGTCTTCGGGCGTAGCGATGAGGATGCACGTGTATGTACTGCGGCCCGGGAATACCTGCAGAGTTCCGAAATCCACGATACGCGACACGTGATAGCGACTGGTTAAGAGACCCCGCAACTGCTTACCTGTTGCAATTGTCATGAACTTGTTCGGGATGATCGTGCCGAGCCTGCCGCTAGCTGACAAAAGACTCAGTCCACGCTCCACGAAGAGCATGTATTTGTCGAGCAGCTGGGCTGACGCTATTTTGAGATCGCAGTGGCGGCTCTTGTAGAACTCATACTCCTGCGGGATATAGCGGGCGAGATTCTGAACGCGGATGTACGGCGGATTGCCCACGATGGCGTCAAAGCCTCCAAACGGAAACTCGCTTGCCCAATCGAACGGCCGCACGGCGCGCAGCGAGTCGATGTTATTGGTCGCCGATGGATCGAAATCGAAATAAGAGTAGCCTACGAGGCTGTTGCCACATTTGATGTTGTCCGAAAGGTTTGGCAGGAGCTTGCAGCCCGTATTGGAGCGAAAAGCATCGAGCTCCTCCCCCGAGCATCCCTCAAGCAGTCTCAGAACTAGGCTCAGTTGTGCGACTTCCACTGCAAGCGGATTGATGTCCACGCCGTAGATGGCCTCGGTGAGGATTTGCCGCTTTCGCCAGAAGGGTAGGTCGAGTCCCGACGGTCGCTCGATGAGCTCTACGCTCGCATCGCCCTCCGAGATGACCCGCGTAAGCTCCTTTGAGACCAGGTATTCGTATGACGAGAGCAGGAAGTTGCCCGAGCCGCAGCAAACGTCCGCGACCTTGCAGGGGTAAGAAACCTCCCGTAGCGTATTTGCAACGATGGCGTCGGTGATGTCCTTAGGCGTGGGCACGACGCCATTCGACTCGACGGCTTCGGGCGTGGACTCAAACCTTACACGGCCGTCTTCGATATAGACCCGTTCGCTCAGAAACTCCTCGTAAATATGCCCGATAACGTGCGGCTGGACCACATTGAAGTCGTACGAGCTCTCGGGGTAGTAAAGGTCCTGGAAGATGCTGATCAACAGATAATCGGAAACCTTCCATGGCGCGTCGTCCAAATAGTTGAATAGACCAGAGTCGTATTTGGCGTCCGCAGCAGCAAAGACTTCGCGCAACTCTTCGAAGCTCGCGATTCGTAGGAGCTCTTCCTCGTCCTCGAAACTTCTGTCCTCGCACACGCGTAGGAAGATGATACGGTTGAGCAGGGTCTGGGTGAACTGGTTTAGACGATCCTGTTCGGAAACCTTGTAGTGGTTGTAGACGTCTAGGGCAATATCGCCGCGCCAGCTTGATATCTGGCCCAGGAAGAGGTCGTCGAACGGGACCTTGACGGCTTGCTCCCGCGCGTCCACGTTATCCAACGAGCCGTTGGCCACGGCTTCTTTCGAAAGGAGGCTGTAAATCTCGTCGAAGTGCTCAACGAGCTCGTCGAAGTGATAGCACGCGATACGAGCAAACGATGCACCCTGGTCATCGGTTGGACGATAACCGCAGTCGTAGATTGAGAGGTCTTCGAAATTAGACAGCACAGCTATGGCATGGTTGCCGTTCCATCCGTATCGCCGTGCCTGGAAGGCGGGTTCACGCCGCTCCACAATATTGACGCTGGGCTTCTTAGCCTCAAGGAAGAACTTCGTCTCTCCTCCGAGCCGGAAGGCATAGTCAGGCTTCTTGTTGGCGTGAGCGGAGTCCTCGTCATCAACTGTGACGTTGGCCTCATGGATGACCTCGCGAGTATAGATGGAATGGCCCGCCTCGTTGTTGACGTCCCAACCCAGAATGCAGAAGAGTGGGTCGAGGAACTCAACCCTGAGAGAAGTTTCGCCATAAGTCGACTTGATGTACTCTGTGCGGTTTGCAGCATACCGTTCCACAAGGGCGACGAGGTCGCTACGTCTTGTTTCGAGATCGTGTTGCATACCCGTCGCCTCCTGCTCAACCGATACCAATCCGCAGGCAGGACGTTGTGGATATGTGCCGTTGCTACATGCGCCAGTTCATCCTCGCGGTCGTCTTTTGACGTAGGTGTCATTATACGCGCCGAGGAGGACAAGAAACAGCTTGGCGTACCTGACGGCATGGGAGTTCCGTACGTATGGACTTCAGCCGTATAATGCTCCTATGCGGACCGATGGAAAGGTGTGCAAGATGGCACGACTGAAGACGATGACGACTCAGTTTATTGACGGCGAACCCAACGGGGTACGCATCTGCCGCTGCACGCTTTCCACCATGACCACGGTCTTCGTGCCAAGGCCGTTGCTCTCGCGCGCCAAGCAGATAGCCGATTTGCCTATGCGCGGCATCTACTACCTCATCAACGACGAGGACGGGGCCATCTCTCGTTTGTACGTTGGGCAGACCAAGCAGGGCATCGCCCGGCTCGACGACCACAACGCCAAGAAGGATTTCTGGAACAAGGCGATACTGTTCCTCTCAGATGACATCCAGTCGTTCTCGCTCGATAACGTAAGCGCGCTTGAGAAGTATGCCATCGAACAAGCGACCGCATCGAAGCGGTACACCGTAGAGAACAAGGTGGACCCGCGCTACGTGATCGACCAGTACCAGAAGCCCACCGTCGAGCAGATCTACGAGGAGATCGCTTTCGTGATGGGTACGTTCGGCTACCAGATCGAGGATAGCGACGACGCGTTGGCGGACGTGAAACTGTTCTACACTTCGCGGCGCGGCGTGCGTGCGCGTGGTGTGTACACGGGCGACATGTTCGATGTGCTTGAGGGCTCTCCTGTTGACCTTAAAGTGAAGCCGAAGCTCGACCGCTACGAGAAGCTGCGGCAGGAGTTGCTGGCGTCCGGTGACCTAGTCCAGGATGGCGATGGCGGACGGCTGGTGAAGACGGTTTCCTTCTCGACGCCCAGCGGCGCAGCCGACTTCGTGTTGGGTGGGTCCAACAACGGATGGATTGAGTGGAAAGATGGCGACAAGCAGACGCTGGATGCGCTGTATAGGAAGTAGGAAGGTCGTGGACGAAGCGGGTTTCTACAGACTGCGCAGCTAATATGTGACCTTTACCTACTATGCGAGTTGAGAGTGCTAACTGCCGGGCAGATGCTTACAGTTACCCAAAAGTCCAGTAACGTGAAGCCTTCGGTGACGTCAGGGGGTATATACTTTCTAATTCAAACTTCGGCAGTTTGAAACCAAGCGAAAGGAGGAGCCTTGATTCCTGAATTGCAAGAAATCGGTGCAGTTCGCAGGGTTCTTCCGCTTGGCCGATATCAGACGACCATGGATGAGCTACGCAATAAATACGTACCCGAAGACAATGCAAATCGCCGTGAGATATGGGATGCATTCCAAGAAGTAACCGCCGTCGTGCAGCAAGCTTATGGAAGGCTCTCGGCTGTATGGATTGGCGGCAGCTTTATCACCTCAGAGGAAGTGCCGCACGATATCGACGTCGTCTATCTGGTTGATGGCGATGCGTATAACAAAGCTGCCAGTGACCCGAGGGGCCAGTTCGTTACACAGGTCCTTCTGCACAAGAACCCGCTCGTCAAGCGCCTGAACGACCGTGTTGACTCCTACTTGCTGCCAGTGCCGCCAACCGAGTACGGGTACGACTACAACTACATGGTGACACGTGGTTATTGGGACCAGTTCTGGTCGAAGGCACGTTTTGCTGAAGGAAACGATCGCTGGCATTATCCGGCTGCAGGGTACTTGGAGGTGATTATCGATGGCTACGACGCCTAACCTCGATGACTATTTGTCCTCCCTGGGCTTTGACCCCGATGTCACCTATACGGTGCCAGAGAACCCTGCTGATGCGGCCCTGATGGGTGTGAACGCCTTTGTCCGCGAACACTCTCCAGAGGACGACCCCGCGTCTATTGGTGTGATTCACATCACCGGACCTTCCGTAAAGGGTCACACCGCACCGCTCAAAGCCGTCGGCACGTTCCTCTCGGCCCTGCAAGACGGTGTTGATGCAATTGGGGCTTCCATTCAGGGAATTATGACTTCTGCAGGCGCATTGCCATTCAGCGTTACCGGTAGAACACAGCTTTCCATGGTGGCATCGCCAATGCCCGGCTCTGTGGTCATACAGGTCGCTCCAACGCTTGACAGGATGTCGGACCTCTATCCCGAGGGGAAGGACCAGTCGCTCTTCGATCTCGAGGACGAAATCGGCGCGCGGCCTCTTGCCGACCTGGCGTTTGACGAGTTCACGTCTCTGATTAAGGATCTCAACGTCGATGGGCCAGACAAGACGGATTTTCTCGACCGACTTACGGACCATGGCCCACGCGTGGCCTCTACCATGAAAGCCTTCTGTGATTCTGTCGACAAAGGCGCGCTTGACGTTGACTTCGAATGGGAGGAACCTGGTAGGCCGCCCGAGACGTCTAGATTGACGCATGAGACAGCTAAACACGCTTCCGTCGTCATTCAGAACGCAAATATCGATAGCGAGACGATTCACATCGTTGGCAAAATTCTGACTGTAACCATGTCGCAGAAAGATAAGCTCCGTGTCCTCACGGACAGCGAGCAAGAGATAACGCTCTCTATAGGAACGATTTCAGCTGCCGATGTAGTGACCCTGCATCCTGGCGATCAGGTTGACATCGAGGCAGAGCGGCGGGTCAGCCGTCGTCCAGGTGGTCGGAGCTACGAAAAGTTAATCGGAATCTCGCTTCAAAAGCTCCCTGGTCTTCAGGAATGAGATTGTGACAGAGTAGTTGGCTCAGCTACGAATCTAGATGAGCTTGTGACAGCCCCTTAGCCTACATACAGGTTAAGGGGCCGAATTCTTTGTCGGCCACGACACGAAAGGTGGCTGACATGGCCGGTGATAACCATGGCGACAAGACGCAGGAGGAGCCGCAAGCCCAGGAAGACCTCGGGCAGCAGCAGGCGGCGCAAGACCAGCCGCAGGTGAGCGGCACCGATTGGGAGAAGGCCGTCGCGGAGCGTGACGAGAAGATCGCGGCGCTGGAAGCCCAAGTGGCAGAGGCCGCCAGGAACGCAGAGACGGCCGAACAACTGCGCAACCAGATCGCGGAGCTCAAGGCCCAGGGCGAGTCCGACCGGATCGACTTCAAGCTGCAGCTGGCAGGCGTGCGAAACGTGAAGGCCGCGCGTGCTGTCCTGGGCGACCACGCCGGTGACGTCGACGCGCTCAAGGAGGCCGAGCCGTGGCTGTTCGCCGACACCCCCGCAAAGCAACAGGGTGGCAAGACCGGCCTCCCCAATGCGGGGGCCGCATCAGACGAGGGTAAGACTATGAAGCGATGGCGCGAGATCGCGGACATCGCGGAAGAGGAGTAGCAGATGGCCAACAGCATCGCATCCACCAAGAACTATACGACCATCCTTGACGAGGTCTATCAGCGCGCGGCGGCCTCCGCGTGCCTGAACAGCCCGCGCCGCATGGTGCGCGCCGGCCGTAACGCCAAGGAGATCATGGTCCCGAAGATCCAGGTCTCGGGCCTCGGAGACTACACGCGTAACGTTGGCTACAAGACCGGCAGCATCACCTACGAGTTCGAGACCAAGACGTTCAACTACGACCGGGGCATCCGCCTTCTGGCCGACGTCATGGACGTGGAGGAGGCCGGCGTGCTCGACTGCTTCGTCGAGGCCGGCTCCGAGCTCCAGCGAACGCAGGTGGCGCCGGAGGCCGACGCCTTCACCTTTGCCGAGATCGCAGGGTACGAGGGCGTTTCCACCGCCACGACCGACTATTCCGACGCCGAGGCGGAGGACGTGCTCGCCGCCCTGCGCGCCGTGACGAACGCCATGGACGAGGCGCAGGTGACCACGGGCTCTCGTTACCTCTTCATCACGCCGACGCTCAGGGGCGTGCTGGATGACTTCAGCTTGGCGAACCCGACGCGCTCGAACCGCGTGCTTGAGCGATTCTCCCGCATCGTCGAGGTACCGCAGGTGCGCTTCTACTCGCACATCGACCTGCTCTCCGGTGACGAGGACCAGTTTGGCTATGCGCCTGCCGAGGGCGCCTACGAGCTCACATCCGACACCGAGGTCGTGAGCGGAAAGACCTACTACACCGAGAGCTCTGGCACCTACACAAAGGTGGCGAGCCCGCAGAAGAGCGGCCTTTCCACGTACTACGAGCTTGTGGGAGCGGGCGCGCCAATCAACTTCCTGGTGGTGGAGAAGAGCGCCGTAATCAAGTTCGACAAGCACGTTGCGAGCCGCGTGTTCAGTCCCGACGAGCTGGAGACGCTTGACTCCTACATGATGAAGTATCGCAAGTACGGCATCGTGGAGCTGCTCGACAACAAGCTCGACGGCGTGTACGCGTCCTTGGCCCCGCTTGCGTAAGGGGCCGTCGTGGGCTGCGCGGGTGCGACGTCGGTTGACTTTGGCTTCTATCGCGACACGTACGGCGGTGGGATGGGCGTGGAGGCGTTCACGGGCGCACTTCCCGCCGCCGAGCGTCACGTGCGATGGATCTGCGGCGGTCGCGTTCCCGCGTGCGAGGCGGACGAGCTTGCGTACCGGCGTGCGGTGTGCGCTGCCGCCGAGGCGTTCGCGGAGTTTGGTGAGGGTCAGGTGGGCGGATTCCAGCTCGGGTCCTTCTCGGTGACGCACTACGACAACCGGGGAACCACCGGTGAGGAGCAGGCGACCTACGCCTGCGAGAAAGAACTTGCTGGGACGGGGCTCCTGTTCTGCGGGGTGCGCTGATGGCGTGGCTGCGTCCGATACCCGCGAGGCTGCTGCCGGACTCGTGCCTAGTGCGCGAGCCGGCGGTCGATGGCGGCTTTGGCGAGCCGCGCGCCATCTCGCACGTGAGGTTCGAGCGGGCACAGTCGGTGGTCGCCGATGCGCACCGCAGCGCGGACGCCGGGGCGGGCACGCTCTTCGTGGATGCCGTCATGAGCGCAGGTGCTTTCGAGATTCCCGCGGGCTCGCGCGTCGAGGTGCATGGGAGGTCGTACGTGGCTGCTAAGGTTTCGCGCTTCGAGGGGTTCAACGGACGCGTGCACCACTGGGAAGTGGAGCTGCGATGAGGGCGGTCGTGGATGCCGTGGCGGGGATGCTGCGCGCGGCGGGAGTCGGTGACGTGTTCTGTATCGCGCCAAGCGCACTGTTGAGCGAACAGCCCGTCGTGGTTCGCTGGGCGGGCTTCTCGCGTGAGAGCCGCCAAGACGGCGAGGAACGCGGAGTCGCCTCGGTGGAGGTGTTTGCCGTCCGCGAAACGGATGCTGCCGCGCGGGACGCCGCGTTTCTGTGCGAGGCGGCGGTGCGCTCGTCCGGTCGCGCCGAGTGGAACGTGGCGGGTTCCGGGGTGCGCATCCTGGGCATCGATACGGACGCGCCGGCTTTCAGGGAGCGCGACTCGAGCGGGCGCTTCGTGTGGGCATTCACGGTGAGGCTGACGGTTGCGAGGGAGATATGACCGATAGGAAGGGCACGAAGAGCGGGGCGGGTGGCAGTCAGGGCACTTGGCACGACGAGCGCGGTTCTCACACCGACGTTCGCCTGCGCCGTTCCGGTGACCGCTTCCGAGACGAGGAGCTCTCGGAGCGAGAGCAGCGCCGAGCGGTGTCCTATGGTCGCGCGAGAGGACGGCTCTGATGGCGCGCTCCATCAAGTTCGATGGGCACGACTTCTCGTCCTTCTCGACCGCCGAGGTGGTACTGCCCGCGGCACACGGCCTCTCCATGGACGCCGCTGAGGTGCCAGGCCGTGCCGGTGCGGTCCTGCTCTCTGCACGTATCCCGCCCAAGACTCTGCGCGTGCGGCTCTTCCTCGACCTTGCCGAAGACGAGGACGCGGAGGGGCTCACGGCGGTGCGCCACGAGGCGGCGGCGTGGCTCGCCTCGGATGCCGGATGCGACTTGGAGCTCCCCGGCGAACCGGGGCTCGTCTATCGCAACGCCGTGTGCACAGGCGCGGATGCCTGGGACGCCCTCTTCGAGGACGGTTCCTGCGAGCTGGCGTTCACGGCGTTCGATCCCGTTGCATGGGGGCAGGGGCAGGAGGTCGTGCCCGCTGGCGGCGGCGCAGGACTGTCGTTTGTCGTTGGCGGCACGTATAGGACGTTGCCGACGTTCGTGATGGAAGCGGCGGCTGGTGATGGAGTGACCGTCGAGGACGATAACACGGGTGCTCATGTCGAGGTGGAGCGAGCGTTCCTGGGCGGCGAGGAGGTCATCATCGACTGCGGTGCCGGGCGCGCATGGGTTGACGGCGAGGCTGCAGATTCCGACGTGACGCTCGACAGCGACTTCTTCTGGCTGGAACCGGGTCCGCACGAGCTGTCCTTCACGGGCTGCGCGGACTTCACAGCAAATTTCACAGAAAGATGGCTCTGATGGGCGGCACGGCTCCGACGCTCTTCTGGTTCGACCGCGCTGATGAGCGTATCGGGATTCTGCACCCGGCTGGCGCGGTGGAGCATCGCGAGGAGCTGGGAGGAGAGGACGTACTCTCGTTCCCCTGCCTGGAGACGCCTGAGAAATACGATCGCATCCTGTGGCGAGACCCCCAGGACGGGCGATGGCGCGAGCACGTGGTGGTGCGCACGGACGAGGCGCTGGGTGCCGCGTGCGAGGTATACGCGGAGTCGAGCCTGTGCGACCTTCTCGGTAGTTATGTCGAGGAGGAGCGGGTGTCAGGCTCGGGGCTCTACGGTGCGTTGGGCGTCGTGCTCGAGGGGACGCGTTGGCAGGCATCCACGCTTGGTTGGTTTGGCGATCACGGCTGCTACATCTACCACGTGAACCGGCTCGCGGCTCTCAGGCGCGTGTGCGAGGTGTGGGGGTGCGAGATTGAGCCCGCGATCGCGGTTTCGGGCGGCTGCGTGTCATCGCGCACCGTGCGAGCGGTGGCTGCTTTGGGCTCGTGGCGCGGCGCGCGGCTCGAGTACGGGCGGAACATGGCGGGATGCACGCGCACGGTTGCTGAGGACGAGGTCTTCACGGCGCTCTACGGCTATGGGGCCGGGTTGCCCGTGGTGGACGAGACGGGCGCCTTCACGGGCGGGTATCGGCGCAAGCTCACGTTCGGTGAGGTGAACGGTGGTGTCGACTGGGTCGGCGACGATGAAGCGAGGCTGCTGTGGGGCCTGCCAGACGGCTCGGGCGGCCGCGTGCACCGCTTTGGAGAGGTGACGTTCGCGGATGTTGAGGACCCCGAGGTTCTTCTCGCCCGCACGCAGGAGGCTCTTGCGGAGACGTGCGCTCCGCTGGTGAGCTACGAGGTGGACGCCGTGGCGCTTTCGGGTGCTGTCTTTGTTGGACTCGGAGACGAGGTCGCGGTGGTGGACTCGTCGCGCGATCCCGCATGGCGCCTCCGGGCGCGGGTGGTACGGCGCGTGCGGCTCTTTGGCGATGCTGTGGAAGCACGCTACTCGGTAGGCGTTGCCCCGCGCACAGCATTTGCAGAGCGCAGCACCGTCGAAGCGCGTGTGGCGGCTGTTGAGGACGTGGCGGGTGCTGCGGGCGACACCGTTGCTGCCGTGGGCGCGAGCGTGGTCGCCATCGAGCAGGCAGCGGGCGTGGTTGCCGGCGGCGAGGTGCCCGCGCTGGCAACAAAGGAGTACGTTGCGCAGCAGATAGCCGCGCTTGATGACCTCTCGGGGGTGGAGTTCTGATGGCTGGTCTTGATGGCTACGGCCTGCATGAGCTGGTCTGGGAGTCCTGCGATGACGTGTTTGCGGGCGCCTTGGTTGCCTCTCCCGCCGATGCGGAGGGGCGTGGCATCGCTCTTTTGGTGAGGCGGGACGGTGAGGCGGTCGACCTTTCGGGTGCGAGCGTGTATCTGCTGTGGCGTCACCGCGCGACGCGCGAGCGAGGGTGCGAGCCGTTCGATGAGGTTGACGCTGAGGCGGGCGCGTTCTCAGTGTTCTATCCGGCAGCCATGGCGTGCGCCGAGGGCTCTGTCGACTGCCAGGTGATGGTATCGCTTCCCGATGGAGGAGCGATCTCGACGCGGGCGTTCGAGGTGCGCGTGGAGCAGGTGCTCGTGGGCGGTACTGAGTCCGAGGACGGGTTCTCGCTCTTTCTTGATGCGATACAGAAATACGAGAACGCCGATGCGCTCATTGCCGAGGCCGTCACCAAGGCGCAGGAGGCGGTTGCGACGGCCGAGGGCGCGGTGGCAACGGCGGAGCAGGCGGTCGAGGCTGCTGCTGGTGCCTCTGGTGCCGTTGCCGCTGCGAATGTTGCTGCGGCTGCCGCCACCCAGGCAAGGGAGGAGCTGCTGGCGGCTGCCCAGCGGGGTGACTTTGATGGGGCTGATGGAATGCCTGGCCCTGCGGGTGCCGACGGGAAGGACGGGGCTCCGGGCGTCGACGGCAAGGACGGTGACGATGGCGCCCCTGGTGCTGACGGGAAGGACGGTGTCGACGGTGTGAGCCCGACAGCCACGGTGGCGCAGACCGCTGAGGGCGCGGTGGTGACCGTGACTGACGCCAGCGGCACGACCACGGCCACGCTCCTCCATGGCGCAAAGGGAGACAAGGGCGATGACGGAGAGCGCGGCGAGAAGGGTGATGCCTTTACGTACGCCGACTTCACCTCCGAGCAGCTGGCGGCGCTCAAGGGGCCGAAGGGTGACAAGATGACGCTCGATGACCTCACCGAGGAGGAGATCGAGGCGCTGCGCGGCGAGAAGGGCGAAAAGGGTGACCCGTTCCTCTACTCCGACTTCACCCCCGAGCAGCTGGAGGCGCTCCGCGGCCCGCAGGGCGTGCAGGGACCTCCCGGCGCCGACGGGCAGGACGGCGCGCCGGGGGCTGACGGCGCAGACGGCGTGGGGTGCACGCACTCGTGGGCGGGGTCGGTGCTCACCGTGACGAGCGCGAGCGGCACGAGCTCCGCCGACCTGCGCGGCCCCAAGGGCGACGCGTTCACGTTCGAGGACTTCACGGCCGAGCAGCTCGAGGGGCTGCGGGGCGCGGACGGGGCCGACGGGCAGGACGGAGCCCCCGGGGCCGATGGGCAGGACGGCGCGCCGGGCGCAGACGGCCAAGACGGGGCGGACGCCGAGATCGTGGGCGCGACCGCCACGGTGGACGCCTCCACGGGAACGCCGTCGGTGACCGTGACGCTCGGCGGCACGCCGGGCTCGCGCACGTTCGCCTTCGCCTTCTCCGGCCTCAAGGGAGAGACCGGCGAGCAGGGGCCGCAGGGCGCGCCCGGGCAGGACGGCGAGGACGGGTCGCCGGGCGCAACGCCGGACCTCTCGTCCTACGCGACGAAGCTCTACGTCGACCAGGCGATCGCCGCGCTCGACGACCTGAGCGGGGTGGAGTTCTGATGGCCGTGGGGACGATAGCCAAGCAGGTGCTCACCGACATCGCCAACGCGATCCGCACGCAGAGCGGCGGGACGGACACCTACCTACCCTCCGAGATGGCCGCTGCCGTTCTGGCGCTCGACGGAGCCAAGGCGGGGACGCCCTACCAGGCGCCCGCGACGTCCGGCACGGGCGTGATCTCCGACGCCGTGTTCGACGGCATCGCCGACGCGATCCGCGCGCAGAACGGGCTCTCCGAGACGTACAGACCCTCAGAGATGGCGCCGGCGATTCTGGCGCTCTCGTGGGACACGGGCGTGAAGATCAGGGCCCTGCTGCTCGCGGACGGCACGCTCGAGTTCAACTACCGCGACGGGCGCTCCTCCGACGTGCCGGGGGCCGTCATCCTCGAGGCGTGGGAGGTGGACCCTGCAGGCTACTCGTCCGCGGGCTCGAGGCCGTGGGACGACGACAAGCTCTCCGTCACGCGCGCCGTCATCGACGAGGACATGGAGGAGAGCGGCCTCGAGAGCGCCGCCTACCTTTTCCATGGGTGCGAGAACCTCGTGGAGGTCACGGGCTTCGGCCGCCTCGTCACGGTGACCAACATGAACCAGATGTTCGTGAGCTGCGGGTCGCTGGAGACGATACGTGCCGACAACTTCTACGCGCACGTCGAAAGCGGGGTCCTCATGTTCAGCGGATGCCGGCGCCTCGTCGGGGAGAGGGGCTACGTCCCAGAGCAGACGGACGACCACCTGAACCTGCACTTCGAGACGACCGGCGTGCTGACCCACACGGACGGGTCCGAGGACGAGCGCGAGTGGTTCCGCTGCTTCCTCTACGACGACGGCGAGCTCATGCTGACGGCGGCCACCGAGCCCGAGGCGGGACGGACGCTTGTGTCATCTGGGCGCCTGTGCGCGAACGCGCGGTACAACTCCGTGGGCTACCAGCCCTGGTACGACCACCGGCACGACGTGGAGGCGGTGACGATCGCGGCGGACATGGCCATCTACGACCACGTGAACACGAACTACTGGCTCTACGGGCACGGGGAGGTCACCGAGGTCACGGGCATGGGGAACCTCAACGGCGTGCGCGAGATGCAGCACACGTTCAACAGCTGCGACGGGATCACCGAGATCGACCTCTCCGGGCTCGACCCGTCCTCGCTAGAGGACCTGGCCTACACCTTCGGCGGGTGCGGCTCGCTCGTGACGATCTGGGCTGACGCCGACTGGGTGCTGCCGACGTCCGGGGTCTCGGGCTTCCAGACGTTCTACCAGTGCACATCGCTCGTGGGCGGTGCCGGCACGACCTACTCGAGCTCGCGCGCCGGCTACCAGTACATGAGGGTCGACGGCGTGGGCGGAGCCGGGTACCTCACGGCTCGTTAGGAGAGAGTTTTTCCTGGTCGCCGCAAACTTCGTATGCTCTGGTGCCACGAAGATAGAATTCCCTCATCACTTCCCTGGATGTCGCCGGTGATAAGATTACCGCCTCTTCCCCAAACCGCTTGAAATACTCTTCAAGTTGAACAAGAGGCCATTCAAAATGGTAAACATCTCCATCCATGAAGGTTGCCTTCGGACGATTCGTATAAATCATCCTGTACTTTCGTTTCCCTTCTTCGGTTAAGCGCACGCAGGCTTCTTGCGCATCACGAAAAGAGAACTGCGGGGCCTGGTCCTCTGCTCTCTGCAGTTCTCGAAGGGTACTTTCATCCATAACGTGAGTGCCTTCCAATATGTGCGGTGCACATATTCGAGAGATTCGATATGAGCGCGCTGTACGTCCTTCCACATCAAAGCAAAGAAGGTAGTTGAAAGACTCCTCGTGTGAAGCAACAACCTTATAGGGCATGACAGTAACTGCGGCTGGAGCGTTTTGCGTTCTAAAGGAGACAAGCCTACCCTTCTTGCTAGCTCTCTCAAGGGTTTCTATCGTTTCCTTAAACATTATTTTTTCGCGCTGAGGACGGGGAAGAGAAAGATATGACTCGAACATGTTTCGGAGGTACTGGGAAAGTGTGGCACCCTTCAGCTGGGTGTCGATGACATACTGTATGTCATCGTTCGTCCTTCCGCTTACCGTAAGCGTTATGACGCAGTTTCCTTCCTTTCTGCGAGATTCGAACCCCGTTATCTGAGCCATAATCTTTACAGATGTTGTTTCTGCTGCAAGGCGAGATGCCCCTGTAGATTCTTCGATGATTGCAACGATGCTTTCTCGTTTCCTCTCCACTCTTTCTGAGTGTTTCTCTAGGTAGTTGCTAATCAAAGTTTTAATGAATGAATTAAGGTTGACCTCACCTTTATGTTTGCAAAACTCGAAAAGCTCCGCGTCTCGAAAAAGGCTCCGCTTTACACTCTCTGGGAGGTAGATCTTGTATTTACTAGTTGGCAT